AGAAAAATTGAACTTATCTATGACACCAGAGTGGAATGCTTTTGAAAATTATGATTTTATTAAACCATTTAGTTATAAAAGATCAAATCATTTCAAAGAGTGGATAAATCAAATTCAAGGAAGAGAAGGTACAAGTATACCAAACGATGTAATAAATGTATTACTTTCCGAAATTAAAAAAGAGAGAATTTATGATAAAAAATTAATAACATATGAAAAAATTAAAGAATATCTTAAAAAATTGAAATTAAACAAATACTATGAACATATACCAAATATAATTCATAAACTAATAGGAAATAGACAGTTAATAATATCAAATGAATTAGAGAAAACTTTAATTGATATGTTCAATCAAATACAAGAACCATTTGAAAAACATTGTCCGAAAAATAGAAAGAATTTTTTGAGTTATTCTTATACCTTATATAAATTTTTTCAAATATTAAATATGGAAGAATATTTAGTATATTTCCCTCTTCTTAAAAGCAGAGAAAAGCTTTTTGAACAGGAAGAAATATGGAAAAATATATGTAATGAAATAAATTGGAAATTTATTAGATGTATTTAAATTAGATGTATTTAAAAATTTTAAAAAAATATATTATAAATATAATAAATGTACGACATTAAAGTTATGTTTTTAATAGCTATTTTAACTGCTGTATTTTTATACTTTATGATTTCTAAGAATTATTTAGTAGCTAAACCAGTTCATGAACAAGGTTTGAGAAATGGTGAATACTCCGCTGTTTTTAAAACTGGTTTAGTTAAGGAAAACGATAATATAACAGGTCATTTTGAAGATACTTCTCTATATAGTTCTAGAAAAGTAAATTATGTAAACCCAATGGACACAAGTATAATAGAACCAAAGTCTGAACTTTTAGATATTAATCCAGTTCACTATTTGTCTACACCTGGATTCCCAGACATGAAAAAGTCAATGGAAGAAAAACCTCCACTTCCGGTAGCATCTGCTATCAAGATTTAAATCGAAAAAAAATTTTAAAAAAAATAATAAATCGACAAATAAATTAATTTATTATTTTTTAAATATATTTACACATCAGTTTAGTTAATTTACGAGAAGTATAGAACCGAAGCGGCCTGGTTCTTGTAGACCGCGGTGGTAGTACCTACACATGTTACATGTACCTTACCATTGAACTGACCCCACTTGAGCTTAAGACGAATAGTGTCGAAGCGGTTCATTGGGCAGCCATCGGCGCCGTATGGAGTAGAAGCAATTGGGAAAACGTAGAAGTCGCGACGAGCAGCAGACGACTCGAGCGCATCTACAAGGTTGGCCTCAAGACCCATCGCAGAGGCGGCTGCTCCCTGCATGAATGGGCCCTGGAGAACTCCAGAGTGTGTGGAAGTATTGAGTAGAAGCTCAGCTGACTTGAGGAAAGCAGTGGCAGTACCAGGCGAATCATCTGTAGACTCAGATGTGATAATAAGGTGCGACGCAAGTAGCGAGAACGAGTCAAGCTCAACTGTCATGTCTCTGTCAGTACCTGCCGAGTCGGTGTGTTCGGCATGCTGAGTAAGGCGAATAGTTTTAGCTACGGTGTTATTGCGAATCTGTTCGCGCTCAGCATTTGTCATGATGTGCTGACGGTTCCATAGTTGAACCTCAAGATCGCCGATGGAACTGTTTGGAATAGAAGCCGCCTTTGCGTATGTAAGCTTAACACGTACAGACTGGTGGGGAGCACCCGCAACAAGATGAGCGCGGGCGGGGCCACCCGAAGTGAAAGAGTAAAGTGGGAACCAACATACTAGATTACGCGCGTTGGTGCCAATTGTATTCGTCGTTCCGCGGTCTTGCAAAATACTATCGAATAACTGCTTACCACGTGCCTGGGCGTCTAGAATATCGTAGACACCATTCGATAGTTGAGTAGCCGCCATAGCAATTATGTCAGCGTTCTCCATGGTCTGCCATGTGGAATTACCGACCATAATCTCGGCGCGGTCAATTAGACGAGCAAGGGAAAGAGCTGGGAGCTCAGTTAGATTAGTACCCGCATCTGACATTTTAACATTAACCTTAATACGAACATACATATCACCAATAGCATCAACGTCATTGCTGAAGGTGAATGTCTGAGACGAACCTGGCGATGCACCAGTGGTCGAGGGCTGAATCTCTACGAAGTTAGAGCCGTAGAGAAGAGTGCGCGAAGTCTCCGAGTCGGGGTGGAAGTCGGTTACAATGTCGACGCCATCGGAGTCAACTAGGTCAACAGCAGTGCGCTGCGCCTGATGTCCAGTTCCGGTGTGTCCAGCGATGGGTGCCATGGCTCCTTGTCCAGTCATTTTTTTTATTATATAGAAAAGAAAATAATTTTTAAATTAATTTAATTTAATAAAAAATTAATTTAATTTTTTTTCGCTTAAAGACATTCAAATTTAATTTGCAATCTGTTGACTACATTCGCCGCCAACATAAGTTACAACATTAGTACCTACTGCTGTAATATTAAATATGGTACTATTATTTGCTGCTGTACCGCCTAACATAGCTTCATCATATGTTATTACAAGTTTCTTGTTAGATAGCTTAGAAAGTACCAACGAATCTGTCCCAAATTTTTCAGAAGCTAATGGAATGCAATAAATTGGGAATTCACTAATATAATTCAAACCAATTAATTTATTTGCATTAGTTTTTAAATAAGAAGTTGGTAATTTCCCAGTGACACTAGAACCATTAATAAATAATTCAATGTATTTTATAAAATCATGAATTCCAGCTTTTATAGACGCGTTTCTTGGTCCACCAAATGCTCTAGAATAAACAGCGTGGGCTGCAGAATTTGTTGCCTCTGTATCTTTTCCTTCTCCATATGGTGTAACAAGCGGAGTTATAAGTAAATGAGAAGCATTAATAGAAAATTCGTTAATTCTTGTTACATTAATAGTTTTTTCGAGAAAAGCTGTCGAATTTGTTATCAAAGGATCAAGTTTTACTGCTACACTCTGTGATGTATTAATTACGCTATTAATTATATTTTTTGATATATAATTCTTTTCAACTTCCGTGAAGCTGTGTTTTTTTACTATTAATGTTGGATTTTTTAAAAAGGTAGAATTGATATTAGTAAAGGATACGCCAGAAACTAACTCATTATAAAAAATTTTAACGACGATGTCATTATTTGGGGCTGCATTTTGTATAAAAGTGTTTAATTTGTCTCCTGATCCACAGAAAAGTTTTAAATCTATAGACCCAGATATATTATATTTTCCTGCTGCAAGAGTATAAAGAGAAATATCAGATGTAGGGTGTACATCAGATTCTACAAGATTTCCTCCTTGAATTCTACAAGCAGATTCAAAAAGTTCAGATGCAGAAGCAAAAGAATTTTCTGTTACGTTTCTTGCAAAGATGTCTTCACCTGTTAATGTCTGCCATATCTGATTTCCTACTCTAACTTCGACCTTATTTATTATTTCAAATCCTAGAGTTTTTGAAACATTAGCTGTTCCATCATGATCAAATTCGTAAAAAAAAGATACTTTTGATATAGCATCTCCGTCATCTGGGATTCTAAACGTCTGAACAGTTGGTAATTGACTTAGATTAGTATTTGTTCCTATATCGATTTCTCCTTCTATAACAACATCATTACAGCCATGTAAATAAGTTCTAGAGGGCATGCTTAAAAAACTAGAGACTACGTTTTCGTCTTCAAGTGAAGTTATAGTAGAAGTTACAGATTGAATACCAGTATCTTTGTATGTAACAAATGGTAATGTAGATCCACTTGGCATTTTATACTTTAACAATATAAATATATTTTTTTTTGAACGTTTAAAAATATATTTTTAAACATTTATTTAAAAATAATGGCCCAATTTGAATGCAAAGTTAGCGATCTTGTGAAAGAAAATGTAAATGCAAATGCAAATGTACCCGTAGAAAAACCAAGCGTTAAAATAGAAGAATATAAGAAACCTTCTTTAGAATCTGAAAATTCCACTTCTAGAAATTTATTTGAAATTTTAGATAATATTAATAATATCAAAGCTTTTATAGTGACACTATTAGTATATCTAATAATTCATTCTGAGTTATTTGTGAACGTACTTATCAATACATTTGATTTTTTGAACTCTTCTGGTAGACTTAGTCTAATAGGAAATGTAATACTATTTAGTATTACTTTGTTGACTTTTTCTTATCTTTCTTAGATGGTCCAGAAAAATTTGGTTTACCAGTTAAGTTTCCTTCTATTTTTTCTAGCATGCTAATAATACTAAAATCTTTTGTTTCAAGTTTAACATTTGATTTTGGTGTTTTCCACCCGAGTGCACTTCTTAGTGTCATAGAAATAGGTACAACTTTAGATGAATAATCTCTGCAACAGCCAAAGTTTCCCATTCTTTCAGATCTACATCTTTGGCAAAAACCAAACGGAGTTATTTTAAAGAATATATGATTGTTACTGTGATAATCGTCAATATTTTGACAATATTTAGACTTTGATTCTATTATGTAAATTTCCTTGTCTTTTATTTTAATTATTTTGCGCAAATCTTCAAGACGATATCCACATGCGTAATTTACAAAAAATCTTTTTATAGCCTTGTCTACGTTTGTATCTTTTTCTATTATATCAAAACCAGAAGATTCATTTGTGTATTCATCATCTGAAGTATAATCTGGTAAAACATTGCATTTTGTTATTTCTGTTTCATAAGATCTAAGAGATGTATCTTTTAAAGCTTTCAAAGAATTTTCTTTATAATTTTTTGTTAATTCATCCGAGTATTCTTTTCCAGAATAAACAGAATGAACTATGTAAACTCTTTCTTCGTATGTTTTTATACCATCTGATATACTACACTTATCTGCTCCTAAAAGTCTTAGACCGTTGTGTTCATAAACCGATTTATCTATTATTTTTTCCCAGTTTTCATAAAATTCTGGTACCTTACCAAAAATAGTTGTAAATCTAACAATTATCATACTTCTGATTCTGTTAGCAATTTCTTTGTTAACAAGGATTTCTGGCCAATGAAAATGAAAACCTTTCTTAATATATTCTAAGGAATCTCTTTTAATACATTTGTCTCTATTTGCATAAGTTATTATACAAGTCGTTTCGATACCGTATATATCATTAATAGTTTCTTGAATTATTTTGATATATTTAGATATATCAAATTCTTCACTAGTCAAAACATCAAAGTCTATGAAAAGTTTAAATATATCAGTTTTAAGCTCTACTATACAATTTTTCTCTTTAATATTCTTTGCATAAATTTGTTGAAAAATTTCATAGTCTTCTGTTAAATCAATTTTTCCTCCGTCGAGCATAAAATGAGTAACTTTTCTATCACCGGCCTTGACTATTTTATCACAAGAGTACAGCCATCTTATGAGAGGATTTTTATTATCCATCATAAATATATATATTTCACGACTTTATATATTTTTTACATTTTAAATTTAATTGTAATAGTTTGAGATGTTGTATATATACCTTTTACGGCAGACGGAGAAAGAACTGTTCTACGATCTTTGTTTTTACTACTCATAGTGTTTGTCATATCTGAGTCTATCAATTTAATATTATTAAGAGCGTATTCATATATCTTATTTTCTATAAACCATTTAAAAAAATTTAACTGTCCAACAGTTGTAATTATATAATTTGAATTTGTACTTTTTTCATCGTATACTTTCCAAGATAAAGCGTTAACATTAATCATGAGTCTCTTTTGTCTACAAAACGGATCAAAAAACTTTTTAGAATAAGCTTTTAATTGATTTTTGTAATCAAGATAAATGTTAAAATATCTTGTCTCTTGATCTTTTTGAAGACTATAAATAATGTTGTACTTCTTTGAATAATTTGTAACCAACCAATCTATTAATCTAAGACTAAGAGGAGTTTTTTGTTTTAGAATATCTTCTAAGAATCTTAATTTATTCTTATAGAATATAAGTAGATAGTCTACTAGTGTTTTTTCCTTTTCTGAAAAATCCATTAATATTAGTTATAAAGACAATCTTTAAATAAATTTAAAGAAGCTTAATATATATATCTTATAATAATGAGCTTGCTGATTACAGATGAAAAAGTTAAAAAACAAGTTCAGTTTTATATAAACAATAGATTAAGTTGTAATTATACAGATTTTGTATTTCCAATTTCAAATATAAATTTTATTAAAAGAGATAGTATTCATAAAATTAAAAATGAATATAATTTTTTAGTAAACAATTTTAATTCTAAAAGGGGTATTTTTATACTCTATAAGAATGAAAATAACGAAAATAAACAATACATTTTATTTAAAAATGGAGAATTGATAGAAACTAATATTAACTGTAATGAATCTTATTATGAAGATACTATTCTAGAAGTTTTTTATGACAATGACAACTCAAAAATTAAAATTTGTGATGTTTTTTGTTACAAGGGTATTAAATTAAATGTTTATAATTTTACAACTAGATATAACAAGGTGTTAGAAATTTCAAACGATTGTCAATATTTAGACATTACGATTCGTTTTTATAATCAAGAACTAAGCGAAAATCAAGAAATTTATATAATTCCAGAATATAATTCTTTTCTTACAAAGTTTGTTCACTGTTACAAATGGAGAAATCCAGAAAATGTAACTTTTAGTCTTAAACTTAAAAACGCTGAAGAATCTGCCGAACTTTATACGTCCATTTTTAAGAATGATGTATTGTTTGCAAAAATTAATGGAAATTATGCAAATAAAATTAAGAATGAATATACAAAAGAATGTATAGTTAACGTAAGTCTAAAAGGAGGACTCCTAGACTTAGTATCAGAATCTAAAGAATGTATTTACCCAACAAGTCTAAGATTTATCGAAAACATCTTAAGTTTTACACAAGAAGATATTAAATTATGCGAATTATTTATGTAAAAAAAATATACATATAATATATAAATATGGGTAGACGCCATTTAAGAGTTAAAAAATCCGCGCTTCCAGAACCAGTTCCAGTTCCAGTTCCAACTCCAGAACCAGAACCAGTTCCAACTCCAGAACCAGTTCCAACTCCAGAACCAGAACCAGTTCCAACTCCAGAACCAGAACCAACTCCAGAACCAGAACCAGTTCCAACTCCAGAACCAGAACCAACTCCAGAACCAGTTCCAAATAAAAAAATAGGTTTTGCTAAAAAAAGATAAATACTTAAAAATTAAATAATATAATAAGTCTTTTAAATTTATTATATTATTTTGAATTATCAATTTACATGTAATGTAATTACATCTTCTTGGCCTTGCGAGCCTTGCGAGCCTTGCGAGCCTTGCGAGCCTTGCGCTTCTTCATTGGCGAAAGAACGTGATTCTTTCTCTTAAGAACCGACTTCTTAACATAGCGGCGCCCCGACTTGGTGCGGTAGTACAACGCACCATTCTTACCCATATAAAGCTTGCGCTTGCGTAGAGTGCCCTTCTTGGTGCGTACCATAACGTACGCATCCTTCTTAGCAAGCGACTTTACAGCTCCCGAACGCGAGGGCTTACGTCCTGGCGAGCGCTTCGCCTTCGATTTAGCCTTTTTAGCGGCGGCCTTTCTCTTCTTACCAAAAAACATAGCGAGATTCATCTTTTAATAATTATAAAAGAAAAAAAAAATAAATTAATTGAGAATTTTAATAAATTTTTTAATTACATTTTCTCTAAAATTTTGAATCTTTAAAAAATCAAGAAGTACTTCTTTATCGAAAGATTTTTTTTTAATACTTTCTGGAATGTCATAATCAAATTCGGTAAATATTTTTCTTGCAGTTAAATAATTAAAAGTTTCCTTATTTTTTTCTGGATTTTGTTTTAAATAATTTTCTATATTACCATATCTAATAATAATATTATAAGCAGTTATAGGACCTACTTGATTAAGAGTATCAGAATAATCACAACCACAAAGTATACAATAATCTACAAATTTTTCATAAGACATTTTAAAATCTTCTAGCAATTTTTCAAGATTTATTTCTACTATGTCCTTGTTGATATTAGTTTTAAGAATTTTTTTGCAACCAAATGTCATAGCATCTGTATCGTCTGTTATTGTATAGTCAACTAAACCATTTTTCTGTAAAAAAGCACAATATTTCTCTGCATCTTCTGGAGCTGAAAAATAAGGTATTCCAGATTTTTCAAGTAGTTCTTTACATTCATCTATATGTTTTTTCTTAACAACTATAATTTGAGAACTTATTTTTTCTATTTCTTCATCTATATTTTTTTTATGAGCCTCGTTTTCTGGTACAATTTCCTTTAATTCATCAATTTTTTTGTAAAGTTTATATTTTGCGTCTTGTCTCTTTTCTAGAGTACATCGTTTTGCTTCTGGAGGAATTCCATCAAATATAAAAACTGGTAGAATATTATTCATCATATAAAATTTAATTCTATTTACGATACCTATAAGATGTGCATTTTCTATTTTTGATGCATATCTAAATTTGTATATAAGAATACTACAATCTATTGCAACTATAGAGTTCTTGTATTTTGTTATTGAATTTTCAGTAATACACTCTGGTGACATTTTCTTAATTATGTTATTGAGTCCTCGGATACCCATTTTAATTAATATATAAACTATTCTTTTAAGTAATATGTTTTTTTGTAAAATTAATCTTTAAGCATATAAGTAGTCAATACTTCAGTATCAGATCCGCAATCTGATACTGGTTCTTCTTTAAACATAAACCCATCTTTTATATGTTGACTTCTTATATCTAAAACTTTTTTAATTTTAGGAAATTCTGGATGTTTTGTAATGTCATTTTTACGATAATATTCCACTTCTTTCCAAAATTCTTCTAATATAGGAATATTTTCTGATAGCCAAAATTCGTCTCTTTCTATTCTAACTATATTTAAAATATTATTGTTAGGACAATATTCTATAAAATCTGCAAGTTCTAAATCACATATAAACATATTTAACTGAACCTGGGGAACGTAGTATTTTGGTATTTCACCCATGACTATTTTTCTTTTAAAAGGGCATTTAACTTCTAGAAGAATTGGTTTTGTATTTTCATCTTCTTTGTCTATTG